TGTAACTACGTTGTACCAGATCACCTCGGTGTTGACGTTGCCCCATTGTAGCGTTGCCGACACCTCGCCCCATGTAGCGGTTTGGTAGGAATATCTGGGGTCTGAAATGGACAGCGTGAGGATGTGCTGCCCAGGTGTATATGTTTCGGACCAGCCTTCGACAATGCCGAGAAATTGGCTGAATGGGGCTGGTTCGGGTAGATCATTCACGACGACCGCCGAGCCCGAAATGAGGTTAAGCACCAAATTGCGGTCGGGTTCTGTCAGTTCATCTACCAGGATCGAGATATTGCCCAGATTCCATAATGGGTAAGCCTGCGCTAGCAGGATTTCATTGACTCGGGTGATCGCGTCAGCATTTGCTTTGAGGCCTGTTTCTAGGGTTAAGGCTCGACGGCCATACGTGGCGATTGAGGTCGCATCTGTCGCTTGGTGATATGACGGATTGCTGCCGTGGCTGACCGTGGCATCGTTAATGATGCTTACCTGGTTTTTGTTCCAGGAGGGGGTAAATACGACCCCGTCGCCAGGAAGCATCGTGCCGGCGTAACTGGTCGGGAATGAGTCCCATGTTTGCTGGTATTCGTCCCAGGGATTGATCAGCGCAGACCATGCTCCAGCGAAAGCCGTGGCCCCGCGGGAACCGTAGGACTCGAAAACGATGTATCCGTTAGGCGTGTCGAAATAGGTGCCACCAGACCATTCTGCGAGCGCCTGTAGCCCATCAAGGCAGGTTTGGGGCTGAGCGTTACCTGCAGATATTGCGTAGAGCTCGAGACTCGAGGTTCCACCGTTTAGATAGGTCTCTCCTGAGTCGGTGAGGATTTCCTCGGCGCGTGCGTACACGGTTTCGGAGGCGTAGCCCGAGGCTCCCGTGATCCGGCTTCCCAAATTCGACAGATTCCCGATGGCGGTGATCGTTGTCAGGGCCACCGCTGGCACGCTCGATAGGTGAGTGATTTGGATATCCGAAACCTCACCCGTGAATCGGGTGGTATCCCAGGCATTGATGTCCATGACGTCGGAAAGGTTGACGTCGAGGCCTGCCGAGCCTCGGATCACGATGACAGCGGTTGAGGCCTCGGGCTGCGACTTAATGTCATTGCGTCCGTGCGTGACGCTGACCTGATATTCGACGTCATCGAGGTCGAGGGTCACGCCCCCAATAATGATGTGGCTTATAGGGCTGGTCATGCGTTAAGCACCTGGCCCGTGCGACCGAGCCTCTGGTCGGATTGCTGGATCGCGTTCTGGATTGCCTGCATGATCGCGGTTCCGTTGAGGAACGGACTGCCTGCGATGAGGTTCGCCTGTGATGCCGCCTGCGCGGTCGTTCCAGCCGTTCCCGCCATGATCGAGGTCGCTCCGCCTTGGGCCACGCCAGCAGCTGCAAGGGCCGCCCGGATCTCTGCCACCATGGCGTCCGATAGCGTCTTGCCCATCTTGCGGCCCATCTCCTCCAGGAGACTGGTCGACTCGTCAAGTTCGGCCTGCATGGTCATTAGGTATCCGGCGGCTGATTGCACACCAGCGACCAGCATCGGCGGGACCATCTCGGCGGCTGTGGTCTCGGCCATGTGCTGAACGTCGACCAACTTCGATTGCATGGTCGGGATAAGGCCCTGATCAATGATTTCCTTGGCCAGTTTGTTTCCGGCCTCGGGGCCGAGGGCGGCCACGGCATCCCGGAGTTCCGGGCCGCCCTCGGAGTTCAGCTGCTTCAGGTAATTGCCGAATATGCCAGCCTGTTCGATCTGCTTATTGAAGCCGTCGAGCAGACTCTGCCCGGTGCGCTTACCTTCAGCATCGAATTGCTGGATGGTTCCAAGATCGATTCCAGAGAGGATGTTTTGGGCCATCCCTGAGATCCAGTTATTCATTTCCCTGCGTGCGGATTCTAGGGCCGATCCTGCGTCCTTGACCTTGGACGTCAGTTCCTTTACTAGATCGATCTGAACGCGTAGGCGCGGGTTCATAACCTCGGTGGCCTTGGAGGCTCCGCCTGTGGCTTTCGACAGGCTCGATGTGGCTTTCTGTGCGGTTTCGGCGGCTGCGGCGACATCCTTCATCGATGCCGTCGCTCGGGCCATCGCCCCGCCCGTGCCAAAGGCAGTAACGCCGCCACTGGTACCACCAGGGTTCAGGGCCTTATTTACACCCGCGAGGCTGCTAATGAGTTGGCCAATGGGGTTTAGGGCATCGATTGCGGCGTTGCCGATTAGCTCGAAAGCGGGGCCGCCATAACTGAGGATGCCCTGCAGTAATTCGTTGCCTTTATCGGCGAGGCTTTTAGCGCCGAAAGCGGCGTCGAGCAGATTGCCTGCAAGGATTCCGGCTTTCTTTCCGAGATCTTCCGTTTGGGGCTGAAGATCCCGCATACGTACTGACAGATTGCCAAGGCCGCCGCCTGTGCTGGTAAAACCTTCGATGAGACCTTTACCGAGTGATTCCTTGAGTTCATCGAAAGCAATGCCAAGAATCTTGATTTGGCCTTGCAGGGTTTCTGCTTGGGCTGCGGCTTGGCCTCCGAAGGTTCCCGAGAGTTGGGCAACTGCGGCGTCAAGGTCTTTGTTTTTGATGATCGAGGCGTCGATGCCTGCGTTGAGTTTTCCTAGGGCTCCGAAGTTTCCGTCGTATGCTTTTCCTAGCGCGTTGGCTACTGATTCCAGACTTTTATTTGCGCCTATTGAGGTGTCGACAGCAAGGTTAAGCAGATTTTGGGCCTTGGCCACATTTCCGGTCGAGACCAGGAGGCGCTCGAAGGCTGGGCGCAATTCGCTATCCGTGACGCCTGTAGCGAATTGAAGGTCGTCGACGAAGGTGTTGACTTGCTCGGATGCCCAGCCAAAACCGAGGTTATCGAGCGTGGTGTTGAGTTTGGTCAGTTCGGCTTCCTCGGCCATTGCCGCCTGTACGCCATCCACGGCCAGCGCTACAGCAAACGCTCCAGCTGCGGCAGTTGCACCGATAAGGGCGGGGCCGATCATGCTGGTTAGTTTGTTGCCGAATCCTGAAAGGCCAGTTTCAGCCTGGGCAAGTCCTGACCGGAGTTTGGAGACATCTGCGGCCAGATAGACGGTTAGAGTCTTGCCGATAGCCATTACAGGTAACTCCATTTCAGGACGATTCGATCAACAGCCTTTGCCCATTCCTCCATGGCTCCGCCTTGGTATTGCCGGACGTTTTCCATCCAGTTAGTACCTTCGCCGAAAGCCTCGGGGGCTCGCTTTTGAGCGCCAGCGCGGCCTCGATTGCCCTTATCCGTGAGGTATCGGACCATTGTGGGAGATGCGCCGCCCGAAAACTTCTTTCGGGCTCCGCCAATGTTGACGGCTGGTACACGGTCGCGCTTTATCTTGACGGAATCGGCTATGACCTGACCCCATGGTCCGGCGTAGTTATTGGCGGCTTGTCGCCATGCTGGGGCCATGTGCTTATCTGCCACGGCTTGCGAGGCATCTCGTAATTCAGCTGAAGCCTCTTTGGGTAGTTTGCGGAAAGCCCGGAGAACGTCATTTAGGCCATCGACGTAGGTGTCAAACACTTTGGCTGTCGCCATTGCTCAACACCTCCACGATGGTTGCTAGTTGCCTGGGATCGTAGGCCGCGACTTCCTCGATCGGCCTGCCGATTCTTACGGCGACTTGGATTATGAATCTCCGGACTGATCCGGCTGGGTAGGGTCCGGCGTCTCGGCGTCCTCTGCCCAAACGGCCTTTTCCCTTGCCCAGGCCTTTACCTGTGCCAGCGTTACAGGCGATTCCCCGGTCGAGTGAATGTAGGCGCAGATCAAGCGGATTCCCATGGTTCCCGGCTTGCGCTTTGCCTTGTCGTACAGTTCCTCGGCCTCCATGAGATCCGCCGAGCAGATCTGGTAGGTAATGGCCTCGGGGCTGTCCGAGGTGGTGACGGTAATGCTTGGATACATGACGTTTCCCCGTTCTCTAGTTGGTTATGCGAAGGTTACAGTGCCCTGTGCCGAAACGGTGCAGGATGCCACGCCAGCGGCGTCAAAGGTGACGTCTGCTGAGTCAATCCACATTGCGGTGCTTGTCCACTTGCCCACAGCAGACTCGACCTCCATGGCGACGGAGGTTCCAGCTGCAATGGCGGTCTGGAGTGCGTCGTAAAGGCCCGTATTCTCGTCGTAGAGGAAATCGAGCGAGATAGACGAGTTGAGATCGGTCTGGTTGAACGCAACATCCGAGAGGGTCTTGGTGCGGATAATCGTGGGGGTCGTGGTGACCGTTCCGGTCGTGATCTGATCTTCGTACTGGACTGCGCCGACCTTGACGGTGAACGCGGCACCAGCCACGGAAACAACTGCCATTTT